TAAAAAATGAATACACTTTTAAAAAAAAATTTATGTAATATGATTATTTTTCTTTTTTGTGGTTATATTGGACACGGTAAAACAACTGCTGCTAAATTTCTTTATCATAGACTTTGTAAATCAGGAAAAACGTTATTTCTTGGATTTGGCGATGCAGTAAAAGATGAAATATCTAATCGGTTTAGTATTGAACGTACTCTAATGGATACACAGGAAGGTAAACAAACAATTGTAGAAACAGATTTAGGAAATAAAACAATTCGGGAAATACTTGTTCTTCATAGTCGTAATATGAAATATTTGTATGGCGACGATTATTATGCTATAAAAGTTCAAAAACATATTATAGAGACAAATCCACAATATGTTGTGATACACGATTTACGTTTTATGGAAGAATTAAACACATTAATGAAACACTTTACAAATATTATTACAATTCGTATAATAAATCAAAATGCACAAATTCCTACTTGTAAAAGTGAACACTGTATTGATAATTTAGTAGTAAATCATATTCTAAGAAATGATAAGACAATCAATTATTTAGAAACATCAATCCATCAAATTCTTAATTCATATATTGGTTCTTGAATATTTTCTTTAGTTGTAAATTTATAACATTGAAATATCGGTTTTTCAATCTGTTCTTTTGGGATTGCCTTATGTACATCGGCAGCTAATGCACGGTACAAATCAAAATTTGGATATCGTTCCGTACCATCAGATTTTCGTAAAATATTTTTACCAGTATCATCTTGTAGCCATTCCCATAGTAAATTATATACTTTGCTGGTTGTTTCAGTGTAAAGTTTTGCTCCTTCACGACTCATAATTTTTGTAGGAGTTACAGAATCTGGTCTTTCAGGATAGAGTGCCTCAATGATACTTACCGCTAGACGAGCTAAATCAAAACTAGGATTTGGTTCAATCTTTGGTTCTTTTGGATTATAAAAAGGTTCACAATTGTATTGACTTCCTGCATCATTTCCTGGAAAAAAGGCATCACTTATAAAAAATCCGGCTGGATTCGGTAATGTATATGTAGCACGTCCAAAATCTATAATTTTCATAATACGTCCATATGTTGGTACTTTCATTAAATATTCCGTTTTCCCTCTTTTTACTTTGTAGTATAAATGAGTTATACCAGTACCACACCATAAAATATTATTTGTATGTAAATCATTATGTACGAAACCAAAATAGTGCTGTGCAACCGTCAAACCGGCAATCACTTGAAATAACCAGGCAGTCCATCGCTCCTCTTTTGTAGATTCTAAGTTTTCATCATTATTTTCATCTTCTAACAATTCATCCATTGTTCCTTCAGCACGTTCTAATAGTGTGACTTGGACAGGAAAATCTTTGAATTCAACATATTGTTCAAATGAACTATATGAACTAGAATCATCAATTGAAAGTGTTAAACGTTTAAGTTGTAATTTAGGTGATATTAATGTAATTTTTTCCGATTCAATTATTTCAGGTTCTATTTCAATTGCTGTGGCTGTTTCATTTATTTGAGATATATCAGTATCAATATTTATAAAATCATCATCTGTTATATTAGTTAATCCTGTTATTGTGAAATTATTACTCATAGATGAGTCATCTACTAATTTAAATAAACCATTTCGTTGATTTCTTTTCCACCAAGGTGCCGCTTTCATACTTGCGTATTCATCGCTAATATTATAAAGATATCTATCTACACGAGCAGTAAATGTTCCGAAACACTGCATCCAATGAGGACTAGTATTTGACCGAACCAATTTATCGGCGCAAAGAGCAAACATAGCATCAACATATGCTTCGTTAAGTGGGTCATTTAGTTTTGCTAATGTAGTTTTCCATAATTGGGATGGTACAGGCAGAGAGCCCTCACGTGGCCAAATATACTCACCTTCCATAGTACGAGAGGCATCCAATAAATGAAGTCGCTTTATAAATAAAGGAATGGATTCACCTGATGCACTCAATAATGTTGCGTGAAAACGAGTATTTTCATCAACAATAATTGATGATATAGAAGTATCACCAATCCAACAGTTTTTTAAAAATGTATGACTAGATGAAGCATCTGGATACAATTTTTCTAAAGCAGACCAATACGGTTGAAGAGATGTAAATTCAGGTAAACCTGTAGCAACACTTTCGGGTATACCTGTATTTGTTATTCCTAAACATAATTCTTCGGGTAATGTATTTATGGCTGGTAAGCACACCGGATGTCCTTTTGTATTGTTGGAAATATTGCCACCACGACCATGTCCACGACCACGTCCACGCCCCATTTCTTCCTTGAATTAAGGTCATTTCGTAAGTTTTCATACGCGTTAATCAGTTTTCAAAACAAACTTGATAAATCATATAGATGGAACAAGGCAATCTAAGTAGTATTTTACCTGGTGTTTCAAATACACTTACAAATAGACCAACTTTTAATCTGAAATTATCTAAATTCAATATGACTATGATTCCCGATGATTCCGTTGTTGTTATGATTGGTAGACGTGGCACAGGTAAATCGTGGTTAATCAAAGATTTAATGTGGCATAAACGAAATTTTCCCGTTGGTACAGTTTTATCGGGTACGGAAAGTGCTAATGCCTTTTATTCTAGTATAGTTCCTAGTTTACTAATACACGACGCGTTTCGTCCTGAAATAGTACATAATGTTCTTCGAAGACAACAAACGTTGACAAAACAAATAATGAAAGAGCAGTCTATAGGTAAAACTAGTAATATTGACCGTAGAAGTTTTATAGTAATGGATGACTGTATGTATGATAATAAATGGATAAATGATACTGGAATTCGTTCATTGTTTATGAACGGTCGCCATTTTGGTCTTTTGTATATCTTAGCACTTCAATATGTTATGGGTATACCACCTGTATTAAGAGGTCAAGTAGATTATGTATTTATTTTAAGAGAAAATCAAGTTAGTGCTCGTCGTCGGATGTATGAGCAATTTGCAGGCATTTTTCCTACATTTGAACTTTTTTGTCAAATTATGGATCAATGTACAGAAAATTATGAATGCTTAGTTATACATAATGGAAGCAAAACTAATAAATTAGAAGATTGTGTATTTTGGTACAAAGCGGAACCGCGACCCGCTTTTCAAATTGGAAGTCGTGAATTATGGTTAAAATCTGCAGAATATGACCGAATAAAAGAAGCCGCCGAGGCAGCGGGTGAAACAGCGCCAATGTTAACTGCAAGTGGAGCAGGTCCATCAAAAGGCCCGATTGTACAAGTAAAAAAATACTGAGTGCGTTCAGACTTGTAGGAAATATAGAAATAACTTTAGAATGTGTAATTGTAATAATGACCCAATTATTATACCTGAAGGTAATCATTGGGGACCATTATTATGGACAATTTTACATGTTTTATCTTTCAAAATGGGTAATCAAATAAATGAATTATATCAAAAGGATGAATCGTCTGCTTGGTATCAAATAATGTTACGTACAGGTGGTATATTACCTTGTCCTGATTGTAAAAAACATTACGCTAATTGGTTATCAGAAAAGAAAATTAACTTAGTACTATATTTGAAAATGTCTTATAACAATCAAGCAGAATTTGTAAGGCATTGGTTTTTTGATTTACATAATAATGTCAATATTCGTAATAATAAACTGCAGATGCCTTACGATATTTTTATTCAGAATTATATGAATCAAAAAATAGATAAATCGCATATTGATACATTAGCACATATATTATTTCAATATACAAAAGTAAGTGGATATTTAGCCAGTCCTGCTAATTTTGCTGAATGGAAAAAATACATTGCTATTATTCTTTCATTTGTTTAATCCGTCAATACTTATGAGAAATATGATACAACATTAGAACCAGTACTACCGAACCCACCCGTACCTCGCAATGTTTCAGCAAATGGCAATGTTTCTACAATTTGAATCGTATCCCAAGGAAGTAGATCTGGTGTAGTAATTTGAAATAGACGGTCGCCACTTTTTACATTATAGTTATCGTTTGAACGATTGTCTACTGCAGCAATTAATGTACCACGATAACCGGCATCAATCAATCCAACGCTATTTGCTAGACGAAGTGGTGTTTTATAAATACTACTGCGAGGAAGCATCCAATATGCACGTGTAATTTTTTTTTCAGTATCATAACAGACTGCAGCACATCCGGTAGAAATCTTTTCATTTTTATTAATAACATAATAAGTTGAACTCAATAAATCAAATCCTGCATCTCGTTCGTGATAGGGCTTTTCCAAGTAAACTTCCGCTGCCTTAGAATAATATTCTATCATTGTAGGCGTTGGTTGTAAAAACAATGTATAACCCATATTATACAATTTATATATTGTTTTTGATGGCATTCAATTTTCACCATCGTTTTTCACAATGACTATTATGTCCGCCACAACAATAGTCAGATTCTTTGAAATCTTTTTCGGAACGACAACAATTTTTATCATGATGAATTCTTTTGCTTATTTTGATACCTAAAATTTCATCATAATGTTTTGAACAAAATTTTTTACCACAATGCCAACACCAACTTCTACCACATCCACTACCGATTTTAAATTCGCCTGTGCTTATTAAACCACATGCGAATATATAATTACACGCTTCATCTTTTAAACACCAACGACTACACCAAGGACATTGTTTAGCGTCCATTTTTTTAAGTGTGCGATATTTGTGATTTGTTTTCTCGTTTACGAGCAAGTGCTAAATCTTCACCGCAAAACATATCGGAAGGCTGGGCTTCAGTTGTAGAATCGGATTGCCCAAACGTATTTTTTGTACCTGATACACCACTGGGACCTTTTCCAGAACGTCCTGTTTTTGTCTTAGCATAAAATTCATCACGCTGTGCCTCATTTTCCTTGTATTTCTTCATGAGCGTATTCAATTGGTCATCTGCATACTCTTGGTCTGCTACATCCATAGGATCCGGATCCCACGGCAACCAAAAGCCCACCTGACCGACATAAACATTGAATGACGGATCGAGTTTTTGAAGCGTTTTCGCTCGTGCTGCTGCCTCATTGTATGAATCATAAGAGCCGCGAATCTTCAAACCCTGTACAGTAGTTCGGAAATCGTTATTGCGGAAAAACTCTTCTTCTAATCGTTTTTTATTTTTATATACAAATGTTTCGTATGCTTCTAATAATGTTGCCTCCTTAAAATCGGACATTTCCGATTTTACGTGTGCTTCAAGGTCTGCTACAGTAGTACGCGTTAAAGCAGCACGAGTTTCCTTTACAGTTGCTAAGGCTCCACTTAAGTCTACTGTTGACAAACTTTCGGGTTTTAATAGAAGATTTTCTAGAACATCTTGTACCCGACTAGCCGATTCTTGTACTGAGTTTACCTGTTTCATCACAAATGATTCAGTTGCCCTAATTTTGTATTGTACTTCATAATCTTTAAGAAATTCTTGGAAGTAGAAAATATCCTTATTTTTTAATACTTTGTTGGGACTTATAAAACTTAGGCAGACATAATGTTGTCCCGGAATTTCACGGTCAGCTTCAAGATACACTTCTGTCTTCTCATTATCCGCCATATCTAATAATATTCCGGATAGTATGTTTATAAATAAAACGCACATCTGCAAAAAAAAAGTGTTTGCCCCGAGTATAAGACAATATGGACGGTTTCTCTGCTACTGAATTATTGACACGTGCTATTAAATATTTCTTGGAAGGTTTGGCGGTTGCAGTCGCAATGGTTATCATCCCTCGTAAAGTACCGAATGTAGAAGAAGTCGTTGTAGTTGCTACAGTTGCGGCGGTAGTGTTTGCTATCTTAGATTTACTATCACCTAGCATTGGTTTAACAAGTCGTCAAGGTGCAGGTCTAGCACTCGGCAGTCAACTAGCGGGCGGTTTTGGTGTTGCCCGTTTGTAAATTACTAATTAATTTATCTTTTGTTGCCTTATTAATCCAATATAATTGGTTTACTAAAGATTCGCTATTTTCTGCTAAATGAATCACAGCTACTAGTTAGGCATGCTCTATAGTAAACTGAAAAGCATAGTTTTCAGTGCCCGTTTTGAATGTTCGTTGGTCTAAGTCAACCATAGTACAAAATTCTGAAAACTGATATTCTTTGGCTTTTTTGGAAAAAAATGAATTAACAAATCCTTCCTTTTTTCACTGAATGCCTTATCGTTTAGAAAATGGAGATTTGTTACACGCTACAACTCAATATATTGTACAACAAAACTGTTGTACTGGTATAAAGGCACACGGCCTTTCAGAAATAATATCAAAAAAATGGTCTGATATCAATCCATACAAAGAAAGACGATGTTACAAAGGAAATTGGGCTATTAAAGAGGATAGACCGCAACCAGGAGATATATGTGTATATGATTTTGATAATCCATTATCAACAGGTTTGCGTGGCGTTATTTGTATGTTTGCTCAATATTGTCACGGAAAGTGTAGGAAATACAAAGATCCGTTGGGACTCGATGATAAATTTGGAGATGACCCAATTGATAGAATTCGTTATTTCTCACAATGTCTTGAACTTATAGCATCACTTGAACCACGTCCACAATCTATTGGATTTCCGTGGCGCATTGGCTGTGGATTGGCAGGCGGTGTCTGGTCTCATTATGAACAAATAATAAGAAAATGGTCGAAAACAAATGATGATATTGATGTTGTAATTTATAAATTGGATTAAAATATTCTTTTTAAATAGAATGAAATCATATTATAGTGAAACACTTAAATATACTAGTAAACCCCAAAAAGGGAAACCGTACGGTACACGTAATATAGTTTCAATTAAAAATGGTGTTGGAAGTAAAAATACTATAAAAATTGATAAAAACGGTAAAGTATTAAATAAGAAAACAGTAAAACTGTCAAAAAAAGAAGCTAATAATATACTTAAGGGTAAATTTATGCCCGGATTTTGGAATAATTGTAATATCAAATGACATTCATAGATTAATTACACATATGAATTTAATGATGTAAGTGACGCATTAGACCCTTGAATATTGAAAATGGGCACCCTTCGGTGCCCATTTTCAAGATTCTACGGGCCGCGGCCAACATGACCTTAAAAACGGGCACCTTCAGTGCCCGTTTTTAATGTTCGTTGGTCTAAAATATGTAGACGCTTATTTTGTTATAAATCGTCATTTCCTTAACCAATTTATATTACAGATTATTGAGCAAAATGTCTCATCTTACTTTTTATGAAACACGAAATATTTCTATTTCATAAAACAATGTATTAGTTCAATAAAATCAAACATTGATTTTTTTAACGAATCTAAGAATGATTCGTTTGAAATAATTAACAATATAGAAAAAAACTATATCACTTCTTAGGACTCAACTAAATACAGAAGTAAGAAATTCAGTAACACTTCGTTCTGTAGAAGACCCAATAGAATCATTAGTAATTATTGAATTTATTGAACAGCATATTGACCAACTTCGTAATCAACTATTAGACCCGTGCGGATTTTAAATGAGCGTTTTTGTATACTTTTATTATACATGTTTGCTTTTTATGGTTCAAGTTCTGTCTGAGTTTCAGCTTCAGAATATTTGTGTTTCCAACACTTGCGGCATAT